GACTCCGGCAGCTACGTGGGGTTTCGCGCGGCCTTGTATCTCTGAGGCCCCGAGCGATAGCGATGGGGCTGCACGACGAAGCCAAGCTCGACCGCAAGTTCACGGAATTCGCGAAGTTGCTGGTGGTTTATCTCAACCACTTCCCCAAGCACGAGAAGTATGGGCTGGCACTCGAAATCCGCCGGGCGGCCTGGGACGTCTATGGCTACATCGTCGAAGCGCAAAAGCGTTACCACAAGAAGACGGCGCTAGCGAATCTGGATTGCCGTCATGAGCAGCTGCGCATGTTCGTGCGATTGGCACATGCGCTGGGTTACTTCGAGTTCAAGGAAGGCGCGCGAATCGAGCGCGCACCAGATACGACCGGCGAGCATCGGTATCTCGCCATTTCACGCCTGGTCGATGAATTGGGCCGGATGATCGGCGGCTGGATCATGGCCGATCGCCAGCTCGACAAACGGGAAGCGTCTTGACATGTGCCCGATTTCCGGTGGCAACTGGAACAATGGTTCGACGACGGGGGTTTGGGCGTTGAATCTCAACAATGCGCGGAGCAACTCCAACAACAACGTGGGGTTTCGCGCGGACTCGATTCCGCCTCATGGACCGCAAGATCGAAGTGGAATCAAGGGAGACGCTTTCCGGCGCGCGGGGACGCCCGCGGCGAAATCGGAGTGCTTCCGTCTTTCCGGTAGGCCGGCCCGGCACGGTGGGTCCGGTTCGAAGGCCAGATGATATGAAGCGCGCCGGCCACCTCTACGAGCAGGCCTTCACGCCAAAGGCGTTGCTCGACGCGTTCCACATGGCCGCCCGGCACAAGCACGGCAAGCGGGCGTGCTTTCAGTTCGAGCGCCACCTGGCGCGCAATCTGGACGACCTGCACGAGGAGCTCGCTGGCGGGACCTACAAGCCGCGGCCGTACTACAGCTTCATGGTCTATGAGCCCAAGCCGCGACGCATTTTCGCGCCCGCATTCCGCGACCTGGTCGTGCAGCACGCGATCTACGCGACGATCGGGCCCATCTTCGAGCGCAGCTTCATCGACCAGTCGTTCGCGTGCCGGGTTGGCTTCGGCACTCATAGGGCGGCCGACTACGCCCAAAGGGCGCTCCAGGCGGTCCCGCGCGCCAGCTACACGTTGAAGCTCGATATCAGGAAGTTCTTCTACCGCATCGACCGCGACATCCTGCGGCGGCTGATCGAGCGCAAGATCAAGGACCGGCGCTTCGTTGACCTCCTGATGGCCTTCGCGGATCACGGCGAGGCGGTCGGCATCCCCATCGGGAACCTGCTTAGCCAGCTCTACGCACTGATCTACCTCAATCCGCTCGATCACTTCATCAAGCGCGAGCTGAAGGTCCGGCGCTATGTGCGCTACGTCGACGATTCCATCCTGTTCGACCTCACGCGCGAGCAGGCTCTGACCTACCGGGGACGGATCGTCGACTTCCTGCGCGGGTTCCGGCTGGAGCTTTCGAAGTCGACGATAGCGCATGCCACGCGCGGGCTGAACTTCGTCGGCTACCGCGCCTGGTCAAGCCGCCGTTTCGTGAGGCGGCACAACCTGCGGACATTTCGCCGGGCGCTTCGCAGCGGCGCCACGGAAAGCGTCGTCTCGTGCCTGGGACACGCCAGGCGTACCCACTCGTTGCGGCACATGCTGCTCACCATCAAGGAGAGGCGCCATGCCTACCATCGTCAGCTACCGAAAGCATATCGACAGCCAGGTCACGCGCGAACTGGCGCTGCCGGAAGGCGATAACCACCAGCGACTGGGCACCGAACTCGCGACCATCGATGGGGTGACCTATGTCAGCCTGCCCGATGGCGCCACGCTGCCGGCGGAGCAGCCGGCGGAGATCGCCGGCAGCATTCAGACCACCGCCCCCACGGCGGCGCAGCTGCTCGACATCGCCAATGCGAGCCCACATGTGCAGCTGATCCGCCAGCAGGTCCGCGACAAGATCGCGCAAAGCTACAGCATCGCCGACGAGATCAAGCTGCTACGCACCGCGCCCAGCGCCGAGCACGCGGCCTACAACGAGTTCGTCGAATCATGCCGCGCCTGGGGCCGCGCACAAAAGGCGCTGCTCGGGCTCTGATCGCATGTCGATTCACACCTTGGGGCGCCTGCGGGCGCCCTCGCCATTACTGGAGACGCCGCGATGAACTTGCAATTGATCCTCACCATTGTCCTTGGTCTTTTGCAGCTCGGAGACTGGTACACCACGACCAAGGGGCTCGCCGCCGGCGCGACCGAGAAGAACCCCGTCATGAAGTGGTTCATGGACCGAATCGGCGTGCAGGCCACGTCGATTTCCAAGTGCATCATCGTCACCGTGGCCGGCTACTATCTCGCGCAGGTGAGCCTGTATGCCATTGGTGCACTGATCGGGGTCTACGTCTGGGTCGTCTACCACAACTACACCGTGAAGGTCTCTTCGTGAACGATCCAGCGCTGGCTTTCACCTTCACAGTGCCGGAGACCAATCTGCTTCTCCAAGCGCTTGGCGCGCTGCCCTATGCCCAGGTCGCGCCCTTGATCGAAAAAGTCAAGCAGCAGGCCGCGCCGCAGCTCCAGGCGATTCAGTCGTCCAACGCACAGCAGGCCACCGTCCAATAACGTGCACCGCCTTCGCATCGGGGCGCCCTCGGGCGCCCTTTTCTTTGGGGGCGCGATGATCGACACGGGCAACAACCAGGGGCGCAGCCGGCGCAACCGGCGCGACGTCGGCGACGTGGGCTACTGGCTCGCCCTCATCTTTGCCGCGCTGCTGCTCTCGTCCCTGCTGCTCGCCATCGCCCGCGCCGATGAGCCGCCCAGCACCGCATCGACCGTGGTCTATGGCACCACCATGGCGCTGATCGCCACCGACTACCTGCAGACCCGCTCGGCCCAGCGCGAGGGCTTCGCCGAGGGCAACCCGATCCTCGGCCGCCGCCCCTCGCAGACCGCCATCGCCGCGTGGTTCGCGGCCTACATGGTGGGCGTCACGCTGCTGCACTACAGCGGCGCCAATGGCGGGTTCATGCTGGGCATCGGCATCGCCGAGGGCTACGCGGTCGGGCACAACGCGCACCTGGGCGTGCGCATCCGGTGGTGAGCATGAGCGACGACCAGGACGAAATATTTCGCAGCCGCAGGGCACGGGACCGCGACCTCACCGATGAGGATACTGCCGGCTCCGACATCCGCATTGCCATCGCCAAGCTCTCCGAGCGCAGCCGGTCAACCAGTGAAGCCATCGAGGAGATCAAGCACTCGATGGAGGGCATGCAGCAAGCGCTCAACGACATCGCCAAGAGTCGCACGCTGTCCGGCGCCGGCGACCGCGAACTGCGCCAGACGATCGAGCTGCTGGGCCGCCAGCAGGCCAGCTGCCAGCAGGAGGTGCGCAAGGAGATCGCCGAGCTCAAGGACTGGCAGGCCAGCGTCAAGGGCTCGACCAAGACGCTGATTGCCATCATCACGGTGGCCATGGGCGCGGTGGGCGCGGCGCTCGGCTGGACATTCCTCACGGTCACCACCGACCACACGGACCTGGCCCTCGTCTGGCAGGCCCTACGCGATCACGAGCACCACGACCTGAAAGAGCAGTCCGAGCCGTTTTCCGAGACCCCCCGTAAGAAGGATTGACCCATGCTTTCCGCCACACTGCAGCGCCGGGACGTCGGCCCGGGCGGCGCATTCTCGACGCTCACCGATGCCGAAGGCAGCATCCTGTGCCTCACCTGCGAGCACACCTACCGCCAGGACGATGGCACCTGGACGCCCAAGATCCCGCCCGGGATCTACACCTGCCGGCGCGGCACCCACCAGCTCGAGGGCGGCGACCCGTTCCAGACCTTCGAGGTGACCGGCATCGACGGGCATTCGGGGCTGCTCTTTCACAAGGGCAACACCGAAGCCGACTCGCACGGCTGCATCCTGGTAGGCATGGTGCGCGGACTGCTCGACGGTCAGCCGGCGGTGCTCAAGAGCGCGCTGGCGTTTGACCGTCTGATGGCCTGGGCCGACCAGGACGACGAGTTCCTGCTCACGGTGAAGTAGCCGTGACCGTCCTGGAGCGCCTGCAGGCGACGTTCTACGACAAGGATGGGGCGTACTGCATCCCGGAGCTCAGCGCGGCTGCTGGGGGCCTTCTCGCCATTCTGTCGACCGCCTGGGATGTGTTCTACCGCGGGCACTCGCTCGACCTGCAGGCCTTCGGGATCGGGCTTGGCGTGGTGATCGCGGCCATGGGGGCGGCGCAAAGAATAAGGGATGGGCTTCTGGTCAAGGACCCTGAGAGATGACGAAATGCAAAATCGATGATTGCAACAAGCCAGTGCGTTGCAAGAATCTATGTTCAATGCACTATCAAAGGAAACGAGTGCATGGGGACCCATCAATCGTCAAATTGAGTTCCACCGCTTATAGAGCAAGAAACGTCATTGAGCGCATCGAAGAAAAGCTAGAGAGAATTCCAGAGGCTGGGTGCTGGCTGTACATGGGCACAGTCGGCAAACTTGGCTATGCACAGACAACGGTCGGGCGAAAACACTTACTGCCTCACCGAGTCATGTTTGAGCACTACAAGCACAGCATTCCATCCGGCATGCAAGTAGATCATTTGTGTCGGGTTCGTTCTTGCGTCAATCCACACCACCTTGAAGCGGTGACAAAGAGCGAAAACGTGCGCAGAAGCTCAGCACCGGAAGTCGCCAGAAATCGAATGCTCTCTGACCGCAATCCAAGTCGTCAAATGGTTGCGCACAAGGAGGACAACCAATGATCCCGAATCCGTACCTCGCACTCGGCGCCCTGGCCGGCGCCGTTGCGCTTGCCGTCGGTGGTTTCTTCGCCGGGGTCCACTACGCCAACAACGAGTGGCAGGTGAAGTGGGACCAGCACGAGCAGGAGATCGCCAAGGCGACGCAGGCGATCAAGGACCGGGATCAACAGACGGTCGACGCCATCGTCGCCGGCAAACAGGAGGTGGTCGATGTCTACACCAAACGGGTGGCGGCTGTGGCTGCCTCTTACGCTGACGCTGTGCGCCTGCTCCACGCCGCCCCCGACCGTGGTCGCCTTGCCCCGGCCGCCAGTGCCCCAGCCGAGTGCGCAGGTTATGCAGCCCCGCCAGCCCGACTTAGTGCAGCGGATGGCGAAGTGGCTCTCGGAATCGCAAGGGACGGCGACGCCGCCATCGTCCAGCTCACCGCCTGCCAGGCCGAGTACGCCAACCTCGTCAACACCCTAAATCGGGAGCAAAAGCCATGACGGAAATTCTCATCGTCGCAGTCGTCGCCATCCTAGCCATCGCGGTGCTCGCCGCGGCGGCCATCAGCTGGGCGCACAAGCACGCCGCGCAGGCGGCGCAGATCAGCGCCAAGGCCGACCAGGCGGCCGCATACGTCGACCAGCAGGTCAAGAAGGTCTGACCCCCGGGTCCGGGCGGCGCCGGGCTCCTACGGCGCGCGCGCCGGCCCCTCGAAGATCGTTGCTGGGCGCGGCTCTCCGGCCGGCATGCTTGCATCGGGCGGCGGCACCGGCGGGTGGCGGAAGTCGGTGCTGGGCCCGGGCCGAGAAGCGTGCCAAAATGGCGTTGCGGACCTTGCACAAAAATTTCGGCGTCAGAGGGAAGAACTTGAGCCGGAATCTAGTTTTTGTGCAAGATTCAACGATGCGTAACTAGCTGATTACAAAGACGAATTGCGCTTTTCCAGCGCGAGATTCGTAATCAGTAGGTCGGACGTTCGATTCGTCTCAGCAGCACCAAAAATCAAGCACTTAGCGCGGTTGTCAGAAGGTGCCACCTTGCACAAACATGGCACCTTGCACAATTCGCCTCAGACCTTCCGGCTGATCGGGTGCACCGCGCGGCCAATCCGCTGCCGGATGTAGCGGTCGGTGGTGGTCGCCGCGGCATGCCCCAGCAGGCTCTGCGCGGCCTGCAGATCGCCGGCATCCGTGCCGCCCTTGGCCCGGATGTCCCGGAACTGGAAGTCGACGCCGGCGGCCTCCCGGGCCTTCTCGAACCGGGTCCGTAGGCTGCCCGCCGTCAGCGGCCGGCCGCGCTCGGTGCTCACCAGGTAGAGCGAGCGCACGGGAGGGGCCATCAGGACCGCCAGGAGGGCCGCCAGTTCGCCTTCGACGGCGATCCGCAGCTTCGCCCCGGTCTTGTTCTGATCGACGTGCAGGAAGCCATCTCGCACGTCCGAGCGCATCATCTTGAGCACGTCGGCCGGGCGCTGGGCGGTGAGGTAGGCCAGACGCAGCACGGCAGCCAGCGGGGCGTCGGCCTCGGAGATCACCGCCTGCAGCTCGGCGTCGGTGACGTAGCGGCCCCGGGCCTTTTCGCTGAAGCCCTTGATCCCGACGCACGGGTTTTCGCCCGCCATCACGCCCCAGGCGCGCGCCATGTTCAGCACATGCGACAGCAGCGCCTTCTCGCGGTTGGCCGACACCCGGGCCGCCTGGCCGCGCTTGTCGAGCCACTGGCGAACGTGCACCGGCTCGATCGCCGCGCACGGCATCTCGCCGAACAC